GTATTAAAAATGTTAAAAGAAGTAAAGGGGTTCTTTGATTATGAACAAGACTAAGCCAAAAAGAATTTGTGCTATAGATGCAAGCACAAATAGTCTTGCCTTTGCTATTTACATTGATGATAAATTAGACAGTGTTGGCAAGATTAACTTTGAGGGTAAAGACATATATGAAAAAGTAGGGGATGCTGCTATTAAGACTAGGGCATTCTTTAATAATTTTATTAATGTTGATGCTATTGTTATTGAGCATACCGTTTTTATGAACAGTCCTAAGACTGCTGCAGATCTTGCACTTGTTCAGGGAGCACTGCTTGGTGCTGCTGCAATGTGCGGTATTCGGACGGTAGGCAAGGTATCTCCAATAACATGGCAGAACTACCTTGGTAATAAAAGACTATCTAAGGAAGAACAACAGCAAGTAAGGGTTGCAAACCCTGGAAAGTCTTTATCTTGGTATAAAACATATGAGCGTGATTTTAGAAAGAAAAGAACAACCAAACTGCTTGACATTGTTTATGATAAAAAGATAGAAGATTATGATGTTGCAGATGCTGCTGGTATTGGACATTGGGCTATTCATAACTGGGATAAAGCAATAGGAAATGTTTAATGGATAGAGATACTTTTAGTTTTAAAGAAGAAGATGAAAAAGTTATTTTAACAGTCAATACGCTTGTGCCAACAAAGTGGTTATTGGTAGATAGAGAAACGGGTCAAGTTTATCAAGGACATTCACAAGGATATTGGGATAAACTAAAAACAGTAGAAAGAGATAATAAATAATGCCAGAGTTAAATGCAAACATACCACCCATTGAATGCTATGTACGTGGTAATTTCTTAAGAGATCAGTTAGATAGTCATGATCAGTATTTTCCATGTGTAATCTTTGGAGTGTCAAGTATTAAAGCAAGAAGCCCACTGTTTCATTTTATGATGGAAGATGGCGGTATTTGGTGGCGAATGCCAATAAATGCTTTTTGCGCTAAGCCAGGAGTTGCAGAAGAACCAATTCATAATCTTGTTCTATGGAATTCTTTTAGCCCACATGTTTCTGTTACAAAATTTCAAGCATTAAGCAACATGAGAATGTCCTACCTTGACAGAAACAAAAATACTATTCCTGGAACATACTTGTTTACTTTAGATTGGCATAGCCCAGAAACAAATATACTAGATGATGGGTATTCTGAAAACCCAGGACAGCACAAATGTGGCCACGTTATTCAAAGAGATGACGGAAATTTTGCGGTACAGCCAAACAACAGGGTAAGAATTAAAGAGCCATCATTTGTTACCAAGAAAGACCTAGTTATAAATAGATTAATTAATACAAATAAATGGGATGTTGAAAGTTACGATAAATGGATACTTGAAGACTCTAATGCCTATAATTATGATGTTATTGATACGGAAGTTGACAAATAACACTATGGCTGGTAAACTATATACATCGGAAGTCTATATGCGTAAACGCTATGTTATGGATAAAAAGACTCCAGAAGAGATTGCAAAGGAGTGTGGATGCACAGTGGAGACTGTCTATGTATACCTTGCAAAATTTGGATTAAGGAAGAGTAAAAGATGAGCGACAACTTAAACATAACCGTTGATCAGGTAAATCATCCTGCCCATTACACAACAGATCCTTCTGGCGTAGAGTGCTTGGAAATTACTCGTCATCGTAATTTTAATATTGGCAATGCTTTTAAATACTTATGGCGAGCAGGTCTAAAGGATGAAGCAAAAACAATTCAAGATTTAGAAAAAGCAATCTTTTATATTAAAGATGAAATAAACAGACTAGAAGGCAAATATGTCAACTGAAGTAGATTTAATTAATCATCTTGATGAAATGAACAGAGTTGTTACTGAGTACTTAAAAGGTAGCGACCCAACTAAGATTGCTAAAGATCTATCAATAGCAAGAGTAAGAGTAGTTGCACATCTTGACGAATGGAAAGAGTCTGCATCAAACAACTCTGCAATTCGTGCTCGTGCAAAAGATGCTTTGGCTGGAGCAGATGCACACTATAGCAAGTTAATCTCTAAGTCATATGAAGTTATTGATGAAGCATCTATGACTAATAATCTTAGTGCAAAGACTGCAGCGATTAAACTTGTAATGGATATTGAATCAAAGCGTATTGATATGCTACAAAAAGCAGGTCTGCTTGAAAACAAAGAGTTGGCTGAAGAAATTGTAGAAATAGAAAAGAGACAAGAAATACTTGTTGGAATTTTAAGAGACATCGCTTCATCACATCCAGAAGTTCGTGACCTAATTATGCAACGGCTTTCTGCTCTTGCAAAAGAAGGAGAAGTGATTACAGTTGTCCACACTGTTCAATGATTTCCTAGAAGTACTTAAGGAAAACAATTTTGACGAAATACCTGTAGATGCAAAGACATTTGTTGAGTCTACAGACTTTCTTGGTCAACCACCATTATCTACAATTCAATATGACATTGTTGAAGCAATGAGTCAGATATATAAAAAAGAAGACTTGCAAGATTTATTAGGAGACATAGATGGAGCAAAATACTATGACAAATATACCAAAAATGAAATCATCCTACAGTTGGGCAAAGGTAGTGGCAAAGACTTTGTTTCCACTGTTGCTTGTGCTTATGTTGTTTATAAGTTACTTTGCCTTAAAGACCCTGCCAGATATTTTGGAAAGCCAAGCGGAGACGCTATAGATATTATTAACGTTGCAGTAAATGCTCAACAGGCTAAGAACGTTTTCTTTAAAGGATTTAAAACTAAAATTGAAAGATCTCCTTGGTTTGCTGGAAAATATAATCCAAAAGCAGACTCTGTGGAGTTTGACAAAGCAATTACTGTTTACTCTGGTCACTCAGAGCGTGAATCACATGAGGGTTTAAACTTGCTTATGGCAGTCCTTGATGAGATTTCTGGCTTTGCTTCTGAAGTAGGAACAGGAAATGACCAAGGCAAGACTGCTGAGAATATTTATAAAGCATTTAGCGGTACCGTAGACTCTCGTTTCCCAGACTTAGGCAAAGTGGTATTGCTTTCGTTCCCACGCTATCAAGGTGACTTTATTTCAAAGCGGTATGACGATGTAATCATGGACAAAGATGTAATAGAACGTAGACATACCTACATAATTAATCCTGATTTACCACATGATGATTCAAGTAATCAATTAGAGATTGTATGGGAAGAAGATCAAATTATTTCCTATAAAATACCAAAAGTATATGCTCTTAAAAGACCCACATGGGAAGTAAATCCTACTAGAAGTATTGAAGATTTTAAGATGTCTTTCTTTAAGGATATGGGAGATGCAATGATGCGTTTCTTATGTACCCCGACTTACTCATCTGATGCATTCTTTAAACAAAAAGATAAGTTAGAAAGATGTATGACCTTAAGAAATCCTGTGGATAGTCATAGAAGATTTGATCCTGGCTTTACACCAGATCCAGATAAAACATATTATGTTCATGCTGACCTTGCACAAAAGCACGACAAGTGTGCAGTTGCTATTGCCCATGTTGATAAGTGGGTTAATATTCAGGTTATTAAAGATTATGAACAGGTAGCGCCAATAGTAATTGTTGATGCCGTTGCTTGGTGGGAGCCAAAGGTAGAAGGCCCAGTCAATCTATCTGAGGTAAAACTATGGATACAAAACCTTCGTAGAGAAGGATTTAATATTGGAATGGTATCGTTTGATAGATGGCAGTCTTTTGATATTCAAAATGAATTAAAGGCTGTTGGAATAAGAACTGATACTGTTTCTGTTGCTAAAAAACACTATGAGGATTTAGCAATGATGATATATGAAGAAAGAGTTGCTATGCCAATGATTCCTTTATTGCTTGAAGAGATGAGCGAACTCAAGATTATGAGAAATAACAGAGTTGATCATCCACGCAAGAAATCTAAGGACTTGGCAGATGCCGTTTGTGGGGCGGTATTTGGAGCAATATCCCATACCAGTAAGGATTCCAACCTAGAAATTGACATCCATACCTGGTCTACTGCATCCCGACTTGCACAAAAGCAAAGGGATATGGTAGAATTAGAAACTAGGGAAATTCCTGAAGATATCAGAGATTTCCTAGATGAATGCAAATTAATTTAATCAAACAAGGAGAAAAATGAATTCATTTAAGAAAATCGCTCTTGCCATGGTTGCAGCCATGACATTGGGCACAGTGGTAGCAACACCTGCAAGTGCTGCTGTAATGACAGTAGCAGTAACTCTTGGAGCAGCAAATACAGATAAGTCATCTGCTTCAGCAATTGCTACGCCTGCTGCATTACCAGTACCATCAGACAACAAGATTGATGTAACAGATGCACTTAAGTTTGTTGCAACAGTTGACACAGGAACAGTAGTTACTGTAGTAACAACAAATGCAACAATCGTATCTGCTCTACACACAGATGCTGCACCAGTAGGGGCATTGTCAGGATCATCATCTTTGACAGTTGCAACTGGTACAGGAACAACAGCAACATTTTATGTCTACACAAAGACAACAGCAATTGGCACAGTTGTAATCACTAACGGTGGAACAACTCTTACCTACTACGTACAAGGTACTGCTGGTTTAATTAATAACCTAACAGTCTCTGCACCTGCTTCAGGTGCTGCTGGTACAAAGCAAGATATTCTAGTTACAGCAACAGACGTATTCGGAAACAAAGTTTCTGGTAAAAATATTGCTGCAACAGTATTTGCTGCAACAGCAACACTTACTGCAACACCAGTATTAACTGGTGCTACGCTTTCAGATTTTGGAGTTGCAAAATTTAGTGCAACACTTCCAACAACTGGAACACGATCATTAATCATGTTTGCTCCAACAACTGCGGGAGATGCAGAGGCAGCAGATGTAGTTGGTCTAACTGCTCGCACACTTGCACCATTTGCAGAAATTGCAGTTCGTGATCTAGTATCAGAACTTGCTGCACAAACTGCTGCTAAAGATGCAGCACTTGCTGCTAAGGCAATTTCAGATGCCGCAGTTGTAAAGGCTAACGCTGATGCCGCTGCTGCTCTTGTTGCTGAGAAGGCTGCTTCTGCTGCTGCTCTTGCTGCTGAAAAGGCTGCTTCTGCTAAGGCACTTGCTGATGCAAAGACTGCTTCAGATGCAGTTGTCCTTGCTAAGGATGCAACTATCGCAAAGTTAAC